ATTTCCAAGATGGAAGATATGGAAAACCAAACGCAGTGGGTGATCCAGAAACAACTTATCCTGAGTACAAGAGAGATGCAATATTTCAAAGCAATTATGAAAAAAGATTTGGACTAGATGCTAATATAGATGAGCCTTTCTTTACAAGCATTCAAATTTATCAAATGGCAAGAAAAACTTACACTTGCTATACTCTAGTAAATCCTATTATACAACAATGGCAACATGATACATTAAACAATCAAGAAAGTGGCCCAGTTGCCAACCAGATGTCAGTTGAATATGAAACGGTATTTTATTCTAGAGGACGTGTCATGCAGAATGGTGCACCTACAGGATTTGGAAAAGAACATTACGATAGAACACCTTCGCCTAATTCTTTATCAGGTGGAGGATCTACAAGTTTACTAGGCACAGGTGGAGTTTTATCTGACTTATTTGGAGCCAATGATGGTCCATATACATATATTGGTAGTGCGTTAGGCAGTTCAAGAAGTGGTATTACTTTAGGTTCATTAATAAGAACAGCAAACAGATTGAAAAATGCTAAAAAACTTTCTAAGGCAGGTTTGGCACAAGAAGGTTTTAATATATTAACAGGTGCTATCGGAAGAATAGGTGGCACGGCTGACTCGGCTTACGGAATTCCAAACACTTTTATAGGTAGAAGTGTAAGTAATATCAGATCAGGAGTAACAAAGGCAATTAAAATAACAAGAGGTTCGTAATATGAGTAATATTCCTAATGAAACAAAAGACAGTCAAGCACCAGTAAAAGAATTTTTTGACAATTATTTTAATGAAACTTTAACTTTTCCTGGAGCAGATGTAGATGCAGTAGTAGGCTATTTTGAATCAAGAGGTTTCGATAAAACTTCTAGTATTAGCACTGCTTCAGTAATTTTGCAACAAGCAAAGATAGATAATGTAAAAGTGTTCGAACTTTTAGATACCTTAAAAGGATTGAATGGAACACAGTTAAGTTATATAGTAACCGAAGTTTTAAACAACAATAGAGTAAACACATCATCACTTGGTTATAAAGTTCAATCACCTACTGACCTTACTGAAAAACGCAACATAGTGGTTTAATATCATGGCAAAGTTTGCTCAAGGAAGATTCAATATGAAAAATCCTGACAAGTACGTTGGCGGTAAAACGCCTTTGTATAGAAGCAGTTGGGAGTTTGCTTTCATGAGATTTTGTGATGAAAGTCCTAGTATACAAAAATGGGCAAGTGAATCTATTCGTATACCTTATAGACACCCTTTCACTGGTAAATTTACAATTTATGTTCCAGATTTTTTTATAGCATATGCAGATAAAAATGGAAAGCAACACGCAGAAGTAATTGAAATTAAACCAGAAAATCAAACATTATTAGAAAAAGCAAAGTCAAAACAAAATCAAGGACAACTTATTGTTAATAGAGCAAAATGGAAAAACGCTCAACTTTGGTGTAAAAATAAAGGCTTTAGATTTAGAATAATAAATGAAAAAGATATTTTTCATGGCACAAGATGAGTGTATTAAAAATAAAACAATGGGCCTGGCCTTATATTAAAAATTTCCGAACATACATAGACGTTGGTGCATTAGATGGCGACACATCAGCACCCTTTATAAAAAACTTTCAAAAAGTAATTGCTTTCGAACCAAACCCTGAACAATATAAATTAATACCCGAAGGGATAGAAAAATATAATGTGGGACTAGGTGATAAAACAGAAAAAAGAATTTTAAAATTGCCCGATAATGGTTTGAATTGTGCCGCACATGGTAGTCTTACCAAATACAGCACAGGCATAAAACAATTTGCAGTGCAAATAGAAAGACTAGATGATTATCAAATAAATGAAGTTGATTTTATTAAGATAGATGTAGAACGTTTTGAACTACAAGTTTGTAAAGGTGCCCAACAGACAATTAAAAAGTATATGCCAACCATAATGTTTGAAAACAAGCGAAATGAAGCAGATAATTGCAAAGAATTTTTGGAATCCTTAGGTTATCACACAAAGAAGTTCAAATCAGAAACTGTTGCGTACCAGTAAGATAGATAAATACGTACATAATGAAAAGATTAGATTTAAGTGATCAAACGGCAATTAGTATGCCAATGAAGAACCTAATAGCCATAGTGTCAGCAGTGGCAGTAGGCGTGTGGGCATACTTTGGAGTAATAGAAAGACTCAATAAATTAGAGACACAATCAGTCCTTTTAGAGAAAGATATGAGTGCAGAAGATGAAAGATTGCACAACGAAGTAACCAAAAATACAGACTTCAGAATCAGATATCCAAGAGGAGAATTAGGTCAAAGTTCGCAGGACATTGAGCAATTCATGTTGATTGAGGATTTATATAAAAGTGTTGACAGAATGCAAAAGCATCTGGATGACATGGCTAATAACAAAGTAAACATAGAGTTCCTTAAAGAGCAAATGGAAAAAGCACAAAATTCTATTGAAAAATTAAAAGACGCTGATAGGGAAATTGTTTACAAGAACGGAAACTAATGTTTAAAATGTTTGCAGTGATTTGTGCTGTGACAGTTTTTGATTGTAACACAATGTACGAGGATCCACCACGTATGTTTGATACAAAAAGTGAATGTTTAGAAGCCGCAGTGGAAAAAGAAAAGAGTACAAGAGAAATGTTAACAGACGAGGGTATATTAACGGTTGAGCATTTAGAAGTAGGATGTGAATCGGTACATAACACATGATAGAAACAGTAGTAGCCTTATTGATGTTTGTAAATGGCGAAATAAAAGAACATCGTATACAAGATAATATGGCCAAGTGCCTACGCGGAAAAAGACAAGCCGAAAGAAATTACAGTCCAAGTGTGAAATATCAATGTTGGAAAGGCAAAGGCCAGGTTGAAATTTACATGGGTGAAAAGTCAATCAAAGCAATTATATTAGAATAATGGAACGTCTTATTTTTTGGATTATTGTTATTGCGATCGCAACCTATCTTGGAATATACGTTTGGTAGTCGACCATAAATATTTTAAACAAAGTTATGACCAAAAAATTAGAAGAATTACTTAACCTACCTGAATCACAGGAAATTGTACAAGAAGAAAAAGCAAAAGCAGAAGCCGAAGACAAAAAAGCAGACGAAAAACAGCAATCATTAGAAGCACAAAAGACTACTATGCGTGACATAGCAGAGTTTGACAAGATTGCGGCGGCTCTTCCTAAGGTTGAAGGACTGGGAGAAATGGGTGATTCCGAGCTCGATGACGTCGGCACACGGGCGATAACTGCCTATGAGGATCTCATGGACTTGGGAATGAATGTTGAAAGCAGATATTCAGCACGTATATTTGAGGTTGCAGGGCAAATGTTAAAGACCACTTTAGACGCCAAAGTAGCAAAAATGGACAAGAAATTGAAGATGGTTGACCTACAATTGAAGAAGCAAAAGCAAGATTCTAAGGCAGGAGACGGTGATGCAAACGTGATTCCGGGCGAAGGATACGTGGTCACTGACCGTAACAGTTTGCTGGAAAAACTTAAAAAGTTGGATAAATATAATAAAGATGACAAAGATGACAAGTAAATTACAACAGATATTAGCGGAAAGCAAAAAAACATACCCATTCAAAATTGGTATAGTTGGTGCACCTAAGGATATAGACGTAGGTGCGTTAGAAACTACACTACAAAAATTTGTAGTAGAAAAAATGAGTTCAGGCAAGAAAACTCCAATTACTAAAAGACCTTTAGACTTTCCACACATAGAGAATTCAGAAGTTACATATTTCGACGTAGAATTACAATACCCAACAACAAGTGCTGTATTACACAACTACCTAACTAAATCTTTAAACATTGCTGAAGCACACATGGTAGTTAGAAATCCAAATGAACCATTAGAAACATATCAAGAAGAAAAAAATGACGCTCCATATGAAGCGATGTTAAACAGCAAGTACGAAGACAGCAAAGACGAACAGAAGTCAGCAGGTACAAGCAGAGTAATGGAATTGCTAAAAGAATTAGAAAAAGAAAGAAAAGAAAGATCAGCACCAGACGCCGCAGGTGATATCAAACCAGGCGGAAATGTATTGCCAAACGAAGGTGACAGCAAAAACAAAATGTCACCTATTTCAGGCAAGTCGAAAGGTAAATAATAACATGGACATTAGAGATTTTTTAAGAAAAGTAGACAATATTCAAAACAAAGAGCAGATGAAAGAAGATGTGAAGAGAATTCATGTCAAGGAAGCCGCTCAAGTTATGTTGTATGGTGACACACCAGAAGAAATGAACGCAATCGCGGCAATTTTTAAAAATGCAGGATTGACTCCACCGGCACCAATGCCAGAGCCTAAGCCAGCAGAAGAAGTACAAACAAAAGAATATCACGATACTTTCAAAGCAAACACAACTCCAAAACCTGAATACAAAGATACAGGTTACATGACGAAAGACATCGCAGGCGGAGCCAACAAGCCAAAAAAAATGTTCAGAAAAGAATATCCAGGAGATAATCCAATGGCTGTTGAAACTGAAGACAAAACTAATTCTATCAAAGAAGAATTACAAAAAGCATACGAAGACTTCAAAAAAAAAGACTAGCGGAACGTCCACTCACTAAACCAGAAAAGCGTAAAGTCACCCACTACAAAAAGAAATTTGACAAGAAAAATGTCAAAAAAGACTTTATAAAACGTTATGGAAAAGAAAAAGGCACCGCATATATGTACGCAACCATCAATAAGATGGCTAAAAAACACGCATAGCCAATTTAATTTTCACCACCCTAATACAGCATAAGTATAATATATGAGTAATAAAAGTTTAGATGGCGTATTAACGAAGAAAGCACACACAAGGGAAAAATTTTCTGAGGAACAAATTCAAGACCTTGTTGAATGTTCTAATTCCAAAACTGGCTTTGAATATTTTGCAAAGAAATTTTTCTTTATTCAACATCCTGTAGAAGGTAAGATGTTATTCCAACCTTATGAATATCAAAGAAATCTACTACACAGTTATCACGATCATAGATTTAATGTTAATATGTTGCCTAGACAAAGTGGTAAAACTACCACTGCGGCTTGTTATCTATTATGGTTCGCTATGTTTCACCCAGACCAAACAATTCTTATAGCGGCTCACAAATACACAGGTGCACAAGAAATTATGCAACGTATCCGTTATGGATATGAACTTTGTCCTAATCACATAAGAGCAGGAGTAATAAATTACAACAAAGGTTCAATGGAGTTTGAAAATGGTAGCAGGATTGTTAGTGCTACAACAACAGGCAATACTGGTAGAGGTATGTCTATATCACTTTTATATTGTGATGAGTTTGCGTTTGTCAATCCAGGAATAGCACAGGAATTTTGGACTTCTATTTCACCTACTCTTGCAACAGGAGGTCGTGCAATTATCACATCAACACCAAACTCTGATGAAGATGTATTTGCACAAATTTGGAGAGAAAGTCAGAACAAATATGATGAACATGGCAATGAACAAGAAGTTGGACAAAATGGCTTCCATGGATTCACAGCCAGTTGGGACGAACACCCTGACAGGGACGAGCAATGGAAACAAGAGGAACTTGGTCGTATAGGTGAAGAAAGATTTAGAAGAGAATATGGCTGTGAATTTTTAGTATTCGACGAAACATTAGTAAACAGTATTGTACTTTCTACCTTAGAAGGAATACAGCCTGTGGTCAACATGGGACAAACACGTTGGTACAAAAAGATGGATCCACAAAAAACTTATGTGGTTTCTTTAGACCCTGCAATGGGAACAGGTGGCGACAACGCGGCGATACAGGTCTTAGAACTGCCAACATTTGAACAAGTGGCTGAATGGAAACATAACACCACAGCAATACCACAGCAAATTAGAATATTGAGAGATATTTGCACCCACATAAAAGAAGAAACACAAAGCACAGGATCAAACATCTATTGGAGTGTTGAAAACAACACAATAGGAGAATCGGCATTGTTAGTAATAAACGACTTCGGTGAAGAAAATATTCCAGGTATGTTTGTGAGTGAACCTATTAGGAAAGGTCACATTAGAAAGTTTAGAAAAGGATTTAACACCACACACAGAACAAAAATAAGTGCCTGTGCAAGATTGAAATCCATGATAGAGAAGGGCAAATTAAAGATTAATAGTAAACCTTTAATTACTGAATTGAAGGCATTTGTTGCCTCAGGATCTTCATACAAAGCAAAGACCGGTGAAAATGATGACCTAGTGAGTGCGATGCTACTCGCAATGCGTATTGTGACTGTTTTGAAGGATTGGGATCCTAAAATATACACATCATTCAGCCAGGCAGATGAAGATACAGCAGATAGAGTGTATCCACTACCCCTTTTCATTAGTAGCACCTAGTGATAAATACAAAATATGAACTTACAAGCAATAGGAAAAGACCTTTTTAACAAGATCAGAGGACGGTTCCCTGGTGTTACTATAGGTGATTCTGAAGGTAAAATCACCAATAAACCAGAGGATGCACGGTTTTTTGACTTCGAATTTAAAGAAGGTGGAAACGTGCTTGGAAAGGTAAGTATTAGTATAAGCGAAGAAGATGGCTTGGTTGTACTGCATAATAAGGACTTTGTAGAAGGTGCAGATGACAGTATAAAATCAAGTTGGTACAATTTTTTAAAAGAAATGGGCCAATTCGCAAAAGCAAGAGTGCTTGGATTTGACACAAGAGATATCACAAAAAGCAATCTTGAGAAACGTGACTACGAGTACATGAGCAAAGGGAAAGAGGTAGATAAAGTGAGTGAATCTAATTTATTTGGAACTACAAAGACAAGTTTTCAATCAATAGGAGAAGCAAGACTTGTTATCAAACATTCTAAACCTGTTGATCAATCAGTTGCTGGTGGACGTACACACAGAATTGAATCAATCTTTATCGAATCTGCAGAAGGTGAGAGATTCAAATATCCTATCAAACATTTAAATGGTGCAAGAGCAATGGCCCGACACGTAAGTGAAGGCGGCAAACCATTTGACGCATTTGGCAAATACATTACAGGATTAAGTGAAGAATTAAGCAAGTTAAAATCATTTAAAACATACATGAACCGTTCAAACGTGATGGCGGAAGGTTTAAGAGAATATCAAGATATTGTAGATGAAAGAATAGACACAATTAAAAATGAATGCTTAAAATTACAAAGACCTACGAATTATAAAGACACTTTTGAAAACTTCAAAGAATCAGATGCAGTAGAAGTGCCTGAAGATATCAAAAAGAATTGGATAGATGAACTAACGATTAAAACTTTTAAAGAAGAATTACAGGATGTATTTCCTTACATCTACAAACTTGTAACAGAAAAAACAGCGGTGCAAGATTTAGATCCAGAATCATTTGAAGCACACGGTTACCAAGGTGGCACGGAAGCAAGAAGATATGAATACGATCTTGTTGGCGATTACTCACCTGAAGAACCAGTAAGTGAGAAAGATGCTGAACAAGTAAAAGCACTATTACAAAAAGCAGGAATCAATGCTGATGTAGAATCCAGAGAAGATAGATACCAAGGCATTGTGATACACACAGACGCAGGCAAAGAAGATGTTGAAAAAGTTTTAGGTGGTATGATTGAATCTATAGGAAAAGTTTTCGACGACTTCGAAGACGCTATGGAACAAATTATAGATGAAGGCAATAGTCTATTTTCAAATGATCCTGCAGAACAAAAAGAAGCGGTAGAAAAATTAAATCAACTTATGCAAAAACACTTTCCAGTAGGAGTGAACGGAACTAACGGTATTGAGAGTCTGCAAGGTTTGATAGACGATGAAGACTTCAACAATCAGATACAAAGTGCGGCTGAAGAAGATAGCGATACTTGTATGCGTCCGATGATAATGGATTATGTGATGAAAAAAGACCCACAACTTGCATCAAGACTAGACACAGGTGACATGAAGAAAGAAGAGGACGTTGCAGAAGGTCATTATCCGCATATCAAAAGTTTTGATAAACTTTATGGAATAAAGGATATACAAAAATACAAAGACATGGCGGATGATGCACAATCAATGGACATGGAAGAATTCAAGGACACATACAACAGTACGATTGATATGGCTGGAGATTTTTATCAAGATCATCAAAAAAATGAAGCAATAACATTTGAAGACATCAAACCTTATGTTTCAATGTACAAAGGTGACGATGGCAAGATGGTGTATGATGTATTAGACAAAGACAGTAAGTCTGTGTTCAAGACTGGTGATGCCAAAGAAGCAATGAAATATCTTAAAAATAATTTCGACAAATTAAGAAGTGGTAAAAAGGAAGCAATGGTAGATCCAGAAGGCAATCCACAGTATGGTGATGAGTCAAAAGAGATAGCACTTGACCAATGGAATAATATGTCTAAAGAAGAAAAAGAAGAATATGGAAGTTTTTCAGCATATTTGAAATCAGACGATTTCCAAGCAAAACTTGATCATTTAAGAAGCAAGTTTGAAAAAGACGAAGCACCAAAACCAGAAATGCCAAATGCATCAGAGGAAGACGTACAAGAATTTATAAAAAGTTTCTTTGACTACACATCAAATCAATTTCCAAAAGGTGAGACAGCGATCCTAACCGCTGTTGAGAAGAAATTTGGAGATGCACACATCAGGACTGCCCAAGAGGCAATCCACAAAATGACTGCCGGCAAAGACCACGAGATAGAAAAAATCAAAAAATTGGCAGGCGTCCAGTAAAAAAGTTTACCATTTCCGATTGACTAAATAGTTTTGTTAGTATATATTGACAAGTATGCTTGTTTGTGTTATATTAACAATAAGGCACATAATATAAAAGGCAATATAGGAGGCTAAACATTATGGCAACACTAGCAGAAATAAGAGCGAAACTGAAAGATCAAGAAGTTAAATCAGGTGGCTCTTCAAGAACAGGCGGAGACAACGCCATTTATCCATTCTGGAATCTAAAAGAGGGAGAGCAGGCAACTGTACGATTCCTGCCAGATGGAGATAAGGACAACACTTTTTTCTGGAAAGAACGTTTGATGATCAAACTGCCTTTCGCGGGTATAAAAGGTGACACGGATTCAAGACCAGTACAAGTTCAAGTTCCATGTATGGAAATGTATGGAGAAACTTGTCCAATACTATCTGAAGTCAGAGGTTGGTTTAAAGATCCTAAGTTAGAGGACATGGGAAGAAAATATTGGAAGAAAAGAAGTTACATCTTCCAAGGTTTTGTAAAAGATGATCCACTAAACGAAGAAAACACTCCAGAGAATCCAATTAGAAGATTCATAATTGGTCCACAAATATTCCAAATAATCAAGGGAGCATTGATGGATCCAGATATGGAAGATCTTCCAACTGATTCTACAAACGGAGTAGACTTCAGAATAATCAAAACAAGTAAAGGCGGATACGCAGATTACTCAACATCTACATGGTCAAGAAAATCAAGACCTTTAACTGAAGATGAGAATAAAGCGATTGAAACTAACGGTCTATTTGACTTGAATGGTTTCCTTCCTAAAAAGCCATCAGAAGTTGATGTAAAAGTAATCAAAGAAATGTTTGAGGCATCAGTTGATGGTGAAGCATATGATCAAGACAAATTTGGTCAATACTTCAGACCAGCAGGTGTTAGTGCAAGAACAGGTGATCCAGTAACTCCGAAAGCAGAAACTCCTGCTCCAGAAGTGAAGTCAACACCAGTTGCTGAAACTAAAACTCAAGAGACGCCTGCGGCTACAACAACTGATAATAAATCAGGAAGTAAGGCTGAAGACATCTTGGCGATGATTAGAGCAAGACAACAAAAGTAAAGCACATTGGGGGTCCTGCTAAAACAGGATCCCCTAACAAAGGGAAAATAAAATGGTAAAGGCATTCGACGTAAGCAAATTTAGAAAGACACTAACAAAGTCCATTACTGGTATGAGTTCTGGATTTCATGATCCAACAGATTGGATTTCAACAGGAAATTATGCACTCAACTATCTAGTGAGTGGAGACTTCAATAAAGGTATACCTCTAGGCAAAGTGACTGTGTTTGCAGGAGAGTCTGGTTCAGGTAAATCTTATATCTGTGCAGGTAATATTGTAAAAGCGGCACAGGATCAAGGTATATTTGTTGTACTGATAGATTCTGAAAACGCATTAGATGAGGGATGGTTACACGCATTGGGCGTAGACACAGATGAGAAAAAATTATTAAAACTTAATATGTCAATGATTGATGATGTTGCAAAAACTGTATCAACATTTATGGCAGATTATAGAGCAATGAGCGAAGACGATAGACCGAAAGTGTTATTTGTAATAGATTCTTTAGGTATGTTGTTGACTCCAACAGACGTTGATCAGTTTGGAAAAGGTGATATGAAAGGTGACATGGGTAGAAAACCTAAGGCACTTACGGCACTTGTAAGAAACTGTGTGAATATGTTTGGTAGTCACAACGTAGGACTTGTTGCAACAAACCATACATACGCATCGCAAGATATGTTCGATCCAGATGATAAGATATCAGGTGGACAAGGATTTATCTATGCATCAAGTATTGTGGTTGCTATGCGTAAATTAAAATTAAAAGAAGATGAAGATGGCAATAAAACAACTGATGTAAAAGGTATAAGAGCGGCTTGTAAAGTTATGAAGACAAGATTCAACAAACCTTTTGAAGGTGTGCAGGTTAAGATTCCATATGAAACAGGAATGAATCCTTATTCAGGTCTTGTAGACTTGTTTGAGAAAAAAGGCATCTTAAGTAAAGACGGTAACAGACTTAAATATGTTGATTCCAAAAAAACGGAATTCAAAGAATATAGAAGAGTTTGGGAACAAGGCGGCGAATTACTAGATAATATAATGAAAGACTTTAGTAATTTAGAGCCTGTTGAAGTACAAGAAACTACTACAGAAGAGGAGTAAGATGTTATCAGGATCACAAATTGTAGAACTTTGGAACTTTTTCAAAGAATACATGGATCGTAAACAACCGATGGATTTGATTGCAGAAAAGTTTGTAGACTTACTTGCTGACCACGGCGTCGAAGATGATGATTTAAAAGATGCCTTAGGTGCAGATGACGACTTGGATAAGGCAATACAATACTTTTTAGATATCGGTGACGAAGAAGAGGAATATTAATGGCTGGTTGGTATCAAAAAATAGCAAAAGATATCAGTGCAATTCCAGAGGCAATCAAACACTATGAGGCTGAATTAGAATCTGCAAAAGCAGAATGCAGGATTCGAGGCAACGTAGAAAAGGCATCTGCCAATATGCCAGGTATTGTAGAACAAAGATTCAATCAACTCCAAGAAATTGAAGCGATATTACAATATATGAATATCGAATTACGTAGATTAAGAAGCAAACACTTCAAAAAATATTTAGAAAATTATCAGAGAGCACTTTCTAGCAGAGACGTTGAAAAATACGTCGACGGTGAAGCAGACGTTGTTGATTATGAAAAAATTATCAACGAATTTGCACTTTTAAGAAACAAATGGTTGGGTATCACAAAAGGACTTGACCAAAAACAATGGCAAATTACAAACATTGTTAAATTAAGAGTTGCTGGAATGGAAGACGCTTCTATATAAGCACTACCCAAAAATACATCCAATAAATATTAAAAATGAATATTCCTACCTACGTAATAACCATGATTGGAGAAGGTCTGAGCGAAAATTTGGCTCAAGAATGTATTGAATCGGCAAAGAAATTTGGAATACAAGCAAAAATTTTTCCTGCTACGTGGGGAAAAGATATAGACAAGCATTTTGTAGAACAAGATTTAAAAATTTACAAAAAAGGTCAAAAAAAGAAAGATATAAATCCAGGTTTGAAAGGATGTCTGCTTTCACACTATAGATTATGGAAAAAATGTATCGAAAGTCAAGAACCAATGATGATATTTGAACACGACAATATAGTTTTACGAGACATACCCCAAAAATTATTGAATACGTTTGAAGATGTTTTACATTTAGACTTTGCGAGTAGACAGGTCACAGATTATGAAGACTTCACAGAAACTTACAACGGTGATGACGTAAAACAATGGTGTCCACAGATCCCGAGACTGTCAGGACACGAACTTTACAACAAAACACACATAAAAGGTTCTCATGCTTACATTATAAAACCACTAGGTGCAATAAAAATGGTTGATTGGGTTTGGAATGTCGGTGCTTTGAGTCCTGATTTAGCAATGAACAGCACAGCAATTGATTTGCGTTACACTTTGACTTCATTTTGTCGAATTAACCCTAGATATTGGATGGAAAGCAAGAAAAGAAGTAAAAACAGTTTTTGTAGACCAAAGAGATGGAGAGTAGATGGATAGATTAAAAGAAATATACATAGATGCCTTAAGTTCACATGATTGGAATTACGAATCACAATTAGACAGTAAGTTCGATGCGGGTATGGAGGAAAAAGAACGCCTAAGAGACATAATTGCCACAGCATATGA